CGCGACAATTATTGATCATAAGCATTTTGCAAAATCCCTTGGTATTACCGACTACGAATATATTGAAGTTGAGAGTACATTCGACCCAGCAAAGTCACCGATTTATATTTCATCAAAGTATAAGCCTAGCTATAATACACTACAAAATATGCTCCCAGGGCTATGTGAGCAAATAAAACAAATTACTAATCACCATAAAGATGATAAAGGAGTTATTCATACCCATACAAACGCGATTACTAGTTTTGTCAAAGAACGTCTAGGTGAAAAACGTTACCTATACAGGGATACTAATTCTACAAACGAAGATATTCTTAAACAGCATAGTATGAGCACAATACCCACCGTACTAGTTTCGCCGTCCCTTGTTTATGGTATTGACTTAAAGGATGAATTAGCTCGATTTCAGATTATTGTTAAGCTTCCGTTTTTATCGTTAGGATCTAAACGTATCAAAAAACTCTTTGAGCTTGATAAGGAATGGTATGAAAATAAAATGCTTAACGCCGTCGTTCAGGCAGCCGGTCGCGCTACCCGTAGTAAGGATGACCATTCAATTACGTATATTCTTGACGGAAATTTTATAAATGTTGTAAAAAGAGTAAAGAGCAAACTACCAAAGCATTTTATCGACCGTATTCATTGATAAATACTTAAAGTGAAGCTACAAACCTTTCATTTTGAAATTCGTGATTTATTAACTCAGTTTGTAACTGCGTTTGATGATATTATTATTAATAGATACGATAAGAATCGTGTAGCACAGAATAAAGTTCAAGTAAGGTATGTCTATGCACCAAAGCAACGCGTTCTCTATGATCTCGTTAATTTAGCACAAAATATTACAGTACCGGTTGTCTCCATTAGTATAAGCAATGTTTCAAGAGACGAAGTACGTGTATTCAACAAAATTAATGGATATTATTTTACAAGCGGTACGAGCGATGCATCTCCTGGATCATCGTCCATACACTATAATAGCCCTGTCCCAGTTAATATCACTGTTAATATGTCAATTATGACAAAGTTTCAGACTGATATGGATCAGATTCTTTCGAACTTTATTCCGTATAATAATCCATATATTATACTTTCATGGAAAGTACCAACGGATTTATCGTCAAGCGGTTTTGCTATCCCGCAAGAAATACGTAGTGAGGTATTATGGAGTGGATCAGTTAATTTAAATTACCCGACAGATATATCATCAAATGAAAAATATAAAATTGTAGGTGACACGTCCTTTACTATTAAGGGATGGCTATTTCCTGCGACTCAAAACCCTGTTGGTAATGTATTCTATATTGATAGTAATTTCTATGCTACTAGTATGCTTACCTCGGTATCCGAACTTACAGCTAATACATATACGTATCCAGCAAGCTCTAAGCTCGTCACTGAAGTAGAAAGACTGTCAACTTACGGTTATCCAAGTATTACTAATAATATTACGTATACTACGTCAAATTCAGAAGTACCAAATCTGTATTTATAATTGCTATTATACTAAATACTCATTAAGTAATTGTATTGACCTATGGTAGATTCGAATAGAGAAAGCACATTCGGTAGAGAGTTAATGAAGTATGTTTCTTCAAAGCTACCCTACCAGTCTTATGATGTAAATGATAAGATTAAGATGCTAAATCCGAAATATGAGGATTTCTATGGTAAGGGTACAGATAGAATAGGAGCTCTTACACGTCAATCAGTATCGTCATCGATCTCGATGACCGATGATCAGTACGCAAGCATCCTTCAAAATAAGGATTACCATGATTTCATGTACGCCAATATCCAACCGGATAAAGGCAAGCGTTTAATGGATTATCGTGTCATGGCAGCTTATTCTGAAGTTGCTGATGCGTTAGATGAAATTTGCGATGAGTTCATAAACAAGGATGATCAGGGTGAGATTGTAAAATTAAATTTTGTTGACTCCGGTCTATCAGAAACACAAAAAACAAAAATTAGAAAAGAGTTTCAGAAGTATATTGGTTATTTTGATTTAGAGCATAAAGGATGGGAGTACGTTAGGCAGATGCTTGTTGATGCTGAAATTTATTGGGAGCATATTATACACAAGAAACATGCTAAAGAAGGTATTCTAGGTGTTATTACTATACCATCTGACGTTATTGATCCTGTATTTGAGAATGTACAGAATATGATTGTAAAGGGCTATTTGTTGCGTAAGCCTATTTACGACTCTAAGAATCCTGGTAAAATTGCTAGAACTGAACTTATACCAATGGACATTAACCAGGTTACGTATGTTAATTCTGGTATTTGGAATGAAAACAAAAACTTAAGATTGCCCTTTATTGAGAACGCTCGTCGTGCGTATCGTCAGTTAAGTCTTATTGAGGATGCTATTGTTATCTATCGCTTAGTAAGAGCTCCTGAACGTTTAGTTTTTAATGTTGACGTTGGTAATATGGCTCCTCCTAAGGCTGAGGCTTATCTTCGTAAGCTTATGACCAACTATTGGTCAAAGAGGACGTATGATGCTAACCAAGGAGCTACTGTACAGAAGTTTAATCCGCAGTCCATGCTGGATAGTTTTTGGTTTGCAAAGAGAGCAGGATCAGAAGGTACATCTGTCACTCAGCTTGCCGGTGGTGCTAATCTAGGTGAGTTAACTGATTTAATGTATTTTGTTAAGAAGCTTTATAAGTCTCTTAAAGTACCATCATCTCGTCTTAACCCCGACGACCCGTATAAGGATGGAGCTGATATCTTAAGAGAAGAGCTTAAATTCGCACGATTTGTTATTCGTCAACAACAACGGTTTGCTACAGGATTAAAGAACGGGTTTATTACTCACCTTAAATTAAAAGGCATTTACGAGGAAATGCGTTTAAAAGACGCACATATTGACCTTACTTTTAACGTACCAACAAATTTCTACGAGTTACGCGAACAACAAAAATTTCAACTCAGAGCGGAAAACTTTAATAGTATTACGACAAGTGATTTTATTTCCAAGACATACGCTCAAAAGAAGTATCTTGGGTGGACAGATTCAGAAGTTATGGCAAATCGCGAATTCTTACGTAAGGATAAAGAACTCATGTGGGAATTATCTCAGATTGAAAATACTGGACCTGATTGGCGTGAAGCTGGTTCATTAGTACCTGGAGCAGGTGGTATAGGTGGAGGTGGAGGCGCTCCTGGTGGAGCCGGTGCACCGCCAGCCTTTGGACCAGCTCCAACAGGTGGAGAAGAAGCACCACCTGAAGCAGGCGCACCAGAAGCACCACCAGCAGCTCCAACCCCGGGCGCTGAAGCACCTCCTGCTTAATAAATATAGTTATGGATTGCTCCGCCGTAACACCAATTTCAGCTTTTCAAAGCACAAATTTATCTAACAAAATAACATCTTTCGGTCGACTTGGTGATAGAATTACGCGCGCTCTTGGAGCACCCTTAATTAATATTGAAATTCATCAAGATCAGCTTTTCGAATTTATCTCACAAGCTTGTGAGATGTTTACCAAATACGCTGGATATACAGAAGAATATCTTGTCTTTAATTCAGATTTATATATTGATGGTGTCGGTATAAAGCTTGATAGTCTCTTTAGTATTACACCGTATTTTAATCGTACCAATGTACCTGATTCAACAGTGTACGCTGCTACATCTACAATTCCAGGAAGCTTCTTTAGCGCATCAACGACACTTTCAAGCACTTATGCTACTGGTATTTTCCAGAACCAAATTCTTACCACGACAGCTTACCTTAGCATTATAAATTATAATAGCACTGTCGCTAATCTTTTTACACCGTCAAGTAATAGTCAGTTACAAACTGTTAATAGCTTTGACTATGATACAATGGATTATAGAAAAGTTGTAGATATCTACAACTTTGAAGAAGGTACATCTGATGGTGTCAATACACTCTTTACTATTGAGCAGACCTTAGCTCAGCAAACCTACTTTAGTTACGCAATGGGTAACTATGGTTTCGATCTTATTAGTTGGTATACATTAAAGAACTGGTTGGAAGTTCGTGAAAAATTACTTGCGATAAGACGTTCATATACGTTTGATGACAGAACTCAAACTCTTGTATTCTACCCACCGCCACGTACACCGGGCTCTGGAAGTCATTTCTGGGGAGCTATAGCTTGTTATGTCGAGAGACCGTTACGTGATGTTATTAAAGAACCCTGGGTATATCAATACGCTTTAGCATTGAGTAAAATTGCTGTTGGTAATGTAAGAGGTAAGTATACAGGTACGGCATTATTCGGTGGCGGTTCTATTAACTATAATGATTTATTAGGTCAAGGTTTAGAGGAAAAGAAGAAACTTGAAGATCAGCTCTTCACCGGCGCATCTCCTGGTATGGGTGATGCTATGCCTCCGATGTTCTTCGTCGGATAATTATGATACCACTTAACGGAAAAGGTAAGTTCAAGCAAGGTGTCTTTAAGCCTAAAAATCAAACAAAATATATTGGTAAAGAAGATCCTGTTTATAGATCTGGCTGGGAATTAAAATTTTTTAGATGGTGTGATGACAATATTAATGTTGTTGAATGGGCATCTGAAGCAATAATTATACCCTACGTAAGTCCTATTGATCGTAAGGTACACCGTTATCATACTGATGGTGTTGTAGCAATAAAAGAAGGCAATATAATAAAAAAATATATTATTGAGATTAAGCCAAGTGCTCAGACTAAACTACCTACAAAGGGTAGAAAGCGTATGTCGACAATGATTTACGAGACCGCACGCTATGCACAAAATCAAGCAAAATGGGATGCTGCTAGAAAATGGTGTCAGAAATATGGTTATAGCTTTTTAATTTTAACTGAAAAAGAGTTAGGTATAGATAAATAACTATTCGGACAATAAATATCTGTATGTCACTTAGATTACTAGTTGAAACACCAGCTTCAGAAGAGCAATTCGAATATATCGAAGAACAAAAAAACCTTAAAGGTCAATCTGTAATGAAGATTCGCGGACCATATATGGCCTGTGAAGAGGTTAATAAGAACAAAAGAATCTATACAGAGTCTGATATGGAGCGTGAAGTCAATCGTTACGTTCAAGAAATGGTTATTCCAAAGCGTGCGTTAGGTGAATTAAATCACCCTGCTTCAGCTGAAGTAGATCTTGAAAGAGCCTGTCACATGGTGACCTCTTT